ATCGGTGGATGCTATCCAGTCTGTAAGACAGGTTTGCTACCTGTTTTCCAAGCTGAATCTTCCTTGCTCACCTGAGCGAGACAAGAAGGCATTCTCCGACTATGTTCAGTGTGAATTAACCTTGCAGGATAATCCCCTTGACCCTTCCGGATCGCTCGCTGAGCGGTACCGACGGATAGGGGATATTCTGTTTCGGGACGTTTTTCGCTCCTGGGATATTGTTATCTCAGATGGAAAAGTTGTCCCAAAACATGGACCTGGTTCAACCGCTGATAGATCTCTCGGTAACGAGAAATATATTAGAAAGGTTTGGACCGACAGACTTGAGGGGCTCTTTCCCGCGAGGGAATTCCTCTACTCGTCTGATCGTCATTACTTCAATGCCATTGAAGATGACGATGGGCCTGCTTGGTTAGACCCTGGAGCGGAACCACCCGTGAGGGTTATTTCCGTTCCTAAAACGCAGAAAACTCCAAGGATCATTGCCATGGAGCCCACGCACATGCAATATGTGCAGCAGGGTCTCATGGAAATGATGATTGAAACACTTGAGAATGATAACATTTTCAAGCATTTTATCGGTTTTGGAGACCAATCAGTTAACCGTGACATGGCATGTCTCGGTTCTGCTGATAAATCTCTTGCCACGCTCGATTTGAGTGAGGCTTCCGATAGAGTTTCCCTTCAGCTAGTAGGACTACTAACAAATCGTCACGGACCTCTTAACGAGGCGGTGATGGCATGTCGTAGTACTACGGCTGAAGTGCCTGGTCATGGGGTAATCCCCTTGTCCAAGTATGCGTCTATGGGATCAGCCCTGACTTTTCCAATGGAGGCCATGGTCTTTTTGACCATAGTCTTCTGCGGAATCGAGCAGGACTATAAAACCCAACTTTCCAAGAAGCTCATTCATGAGCTGATCGGAAAGGTGCGCGTCTATGGAGATGATATAATCGTCCCCACAGAACATGCGTGTAGTGTTGTTAGTGCGCTTGAAGCCTTCGGGCTTAAAGTTAACACTAGCAAGTCTTTCTGGAGTGGAAACTTCAGAGAGTCATGCGGGCTTGATGCATTTAGGGGTAACGATGTTACACCTACTTACATCATGTCGCTGCCGCAACGGTCGAAACCTGAATCCATATCAAGTGTGGTCAGCAGCCA